AATTTACCCACAAGAAGCGGTGGATAATCTTGAGACAACAGGTATTGACTCTAACTACACTTGTACTTATTACCCTTGGGTGTTAACTCGTGATAGTGTTAACAACACTCAAATTTACCTACCACCAACTGCTGAAGTTACAAGAAACTTGGCGTTAACCGATAACATCGCATTCCCTTGGTTCGCGGCGGCAGGTTACACTCGTGGTATAGTGAACGCGATTAAAGCTCGTAAGAAACTCACACAAGAAGATAGAGACACTCTATATAAAGGTAGAATTAACCCAATTGCAACCTTCTCTGATGTAGGAACGGTAATTTGGGGTAATAAAACTCTTCAAGTTAGAGAGTCGGCTCTTGACAGAATCAACGTAAGAAGATTGTTATTACAAGCTCGTAAGTTGATTTCCGCAGTTTCTGTTAGATTGTTGTTTGAACAAAACGACCAAAAGGTTAGACAGGACTTCTTGGATGCGGTTAACCCAATCTTAGACGCAATCAGAAGAGACAGAGGTTTATACGATTTCCGTGTAACTGTTTCTTCAGACACTGCGGACTTAGATAGAAACCAAATGACAGGTAAGATTTATATCAAACCTACAGGAGCGTCGTTTGAGAATATCTAATAAAAATTAATGACAAGCCGGTGTAAAAACCGGCTTGTTTTTTATTTATTAATATGAGAATAAATTTTGTAAACGAAGGTATAACAGACGAGGGAACTCCTGATATGAAATATTATGCATTTGACTGGGATGATAACATCGCTATTATGCCAACAAAAATAATATTAGAAGATAGTGACGGAGATGAGGTTGGGATGTCAACTGAAGATTTCGCCGAATATAGAGAATATATAGGTAAGAAACCATTTGAATATGAGGGACATGAAATAGTAGGTTTTGCAAAAGACCCTTTCAGATTTTTCAGTACAAAAGGAGACAAACAATTTATTGTAGATTCAATGTTGGCCAAACCAGGTCCTGCGTGGAGTGATTTTGTGGAGGCAATTAATAACGGTTCAATATTTTCAATAGTAACTGCTAGAGGACATTCTCCAAATGTGTTAAAAGAAGCGTGTTACAATATGATTATTTCAAATCATAACGGAATTGATTCAAATGAATTAGTTAAAAATTTAGAAAAGTTTAGAGATTTGGAGGGAATTGGAAGTTCTTCAAAAAGAGATATGATTATTGAGTATCTTAATATGTGTCGATTTTATCCCGTGACTTATGGACAAGGTTCCGCTCAAAGTCCTGAAGAAGGTAAAATAAAAGCTTTAAAGGGATTTGTGGACTATGTTAAAAGAATTTCAAAGATGATTAATAAAAAGGCTTTCTTAAAAAATAAAGTTTCAAACAGATTTACACCAACAATTGGATTCTCAGATGATGATTTAAGAAATTTAGAAAAAGTTAAAGGTCATTTTGAAAAAGACCCAGAAAATATAATTAAAACTATTTCTACGCATGGAGGAATTAAAAAACCTTACTAATCTGGAATTTATCTGAAAAAAAACCAAAGTAAAGAGAAAAAAATTAAAACGATATATTTATAAAATATAAAACGAAATAAAAATTTAAAAAAATTATAGACGATGGCTGATTTACTAATGAAAATGCCGATACCCTACGAACCCAAAAGGCAGAATAGATTTATTTTGCGTTTTGATACTACATTAGGGATAAACGAGTGGTTCGTTGAAAGCGCGGCTCGTCCACACATAACAATTAACCCTGTTGCGATTCCATTTTTAAATACGGAAACTTATGTTGCTGGTAGATTTACTTGGAGCACAATTAACGTTAAATTCCGTGACCCTATTGGACCTTCAGCGTCACAAGCTCTTATGGAGTGGGTTCGTCTATGTGCCGAATCAGTTACAGGTCGTATGGGTTACGCCGCGGGTTATAAGAAAAATGTTGACCTTGAATTATTAGACCCAACAGGAGTTGTTGTGGAGAAATGGATACTTGAGGGAACATTCTTATCTGATGTTAACTTTGATACTTTAGCGTATAACTCAGACGCATTGGCTAGTATCTCGGCAACACTCCGTATGGACCGTTGTATTTTGGTATACTAAAAATTATTTACATATTTTAAAATGTCCCGTATATATCAGTATACGGGATTTTTTTTATGGAAACAACTGGATATACATGTAACACTTGTGGTAAAATATTTGAAACTGAAGAAGAGTTTTTAAATAGACACAAAGAAAAGTATACTAAACCTGTCGATAAACAAAATAAATAACTTTATTTATTTTTAATCTAACTTATTTTTAAAATAAAAAAGTATGGACGCTCAATTATTACAAGCTGCAACAGAAAATTTTTCATTACCACACGATGTTGTATCATTACCATCGGCTGGTATTTTCTATAAATCTAAAAAGAAGTCAGTAAAAGTAGGTTATCTTACGGCTAACGACGAAAATATAATTATTAACGCGGCAATGAATGTCCAAGATAATTTGGTACTGACATTACTAAGAAATAAATTATATGAGCATGACTTAAGACCTGAAGAATTACTTGAAGGTGATGTTGAGGCGATTATGATTTTTTTAAGAAATACATCATTTGGTAGTGAATACCTTATTAATGTTGAGGACCCAAAAACAAGTAAAATGTTTGAAGCTTCAATTAGTTTGGATGAGTTAAATATCAAACAAACCGAACACAAACCAAATGAGGAAGGCTTGTTTGTTACTAAATTACCTAAAAGTCAGGTTGAAGTTAAATTAAAACCTTTATCTTATTCTGAAATTGTTGAGATTGATAGAATGGCTAACGAATACCCGGCAGGTAGAGTCGCCCCCAAGATAACTTGGAGATTGACAAAACAAGTTGTTGAACTTAACGGCAGTAGGGATAAAGGGAATATTGCTAAATTTGTGGACCAAATGCCAATATCCGATTCCAAACATATTAGAAATTTTCTAAGAGATAATCAACCAGGTCTTGACCTTAAAAAAACAGTAAAAGCCCCATCAGGAGAAATTGTAACAGTAGACGTTACTTTTGGGGCCGACTTTTTTCGCCCTTTCTTCTAGTTATCGTCAATACTTAATTGATGAATATCTATTGATGTCAAGAGTATTGAGGACACAATACTCTGAGTATCTTTTTATGCCCACTTATGTTAGAAAATATTTGGTTGGTAGGATTATTGAAATCAATACACCAAATAAAAACTAATGTTCTCTCTATTTATTTTAAAATAGATTATGTCAAGTGGGTTAACCGAAATTAGAGATGTCTTTGTTGATTTAGGTAAAGAAATTGCTAGCTCGATTGCTACTAACTTTGACGTAGAATCCGTCAAAAAGAAATTGGTCGAAGTTGACATCGAGACCATGAAAATTACCAAAAGTTTTGGTTTAGGTAGAGACAATATAGTTGAATTAAAAGGGGCGATGACCGCTGCGGTCACAGAAGTAACCCTATTAGGAGGTAAATTTTCGGACATTGTAGATATCCAAAAAGACGTTGGGGAAGTTTTAGGTAGGAATATGATACTGGCTTCAAGTGCGTATGAAAAAATATTTGCAATGCAACAAGTTACAGGTCAAGATATCAGTAAGGTTTTACCTGCAATGAAAGAAGTTGGTATATCTACCTATCAATCAGGTAAAGAAATGGAAAAAGTGGTAAATTCCGCAAGAGAAATGGGTGTTAATGCTCAGGCCGTTTCTAGTATGGTTGTAACAAATATGGGTAAATTAAATGAATATCATTTTGATGGAGGGATTGAGGGGTTAGCCAAGATGGCGGGTCATGCTAAAATGATAAACATGAGTATGGAAAGTACCTTTAAATTTGCGGATATGGTATTCAATCCTGAAGGGGCTATCGAAGCGGCATCCGCTTTGCAAAGATTAGGAGTCGCTCAATCACAATTACTTGACCCATTAAAATTAATGGATTTGTCGAGGAATGACCCGGCCGAACTACAAAGACAAATGTCTGAAGTAGGTAAAGGGTTTGTTGAACTTAATGAAAAAGGTAAGTTCGAAATCATGCCAGGGGCTAAAGGAAGGATGACCGAAATCGCAAAGGCGATGGGTATGAACTATAGTGAGTTTGCTAAAATGGCCATTGGGGCTAAGGAAGTTGATGACAAACTACAGAAAATTAAGTTTCCTGATGGAATCAAAGAAGAGGATAGACAGTTTATCGCCAATATGGCGGAAATGAGTGAAACTGGAGAGTACGTAGTTCAGTATAAGGGACAAGAGGTTGAGGTTAATAAACTCATGGATAAGTTCCAAGGAGACCAAAAGGCATTCCAAGAGTTCATGAAAGAAAGCCAGCCAAAAACAGTTGAAGAAATGGCTAAGGCTCAACTTGATGTTCAGACAAATATTGATAAAAATTTGGAAGCTTTAGCGAATAGGTCAGGATATGCGGTTGCGGGAAGTAAGATGGGGGAAGACCAATTGGAAGCCGCGAAACTAACTTACTCTACGATAACTGACTTAGCTAAAGGGTTTGATATTAAAGGTATTAGAACACAATATGAACAGGGAATGACAGGTGTGTTAGGTTCTTTAACTAAAGCTCTAACAGGGGAAGGAAGTGCTATGGATATTTTTACCGCATTAGGAGATGCGGGGAAAGGAATGACAGAATTCTTTCAAGGAGGGTTTAAAACTTCTATGGAATCAGCAATGTCTACCGCACAATTATTACAAAACTCAAATAATGAAATTATAAAAGTTGTGAACGCTGCGGTTGGAGCAACAGTTGATACTGTTAAGGAACATGAAGGATTTAATAAAGAAACCGGAAACACAAAACCACCCACAACACAATCGTTGATGACCAATGAGGTTAATAACACATTAAATACTGTTGGAGGGACTAATCAACCATCAACTATGAGCAATACTCAAACGGTGTCGCATGATGGAAAAATAGACATTAGAATGACATTAGACGCTCCATCAAACGTAGATACCGCTCAATTACAAAAAGCCCTTGAAGACCCTAATTTTAGGATGGCTTTAGTTAAAGCAATATAATGTTCCTGGTGTTTACTCACCTCCGGTAACAAATCTGACTTATGAAACCGTTTTATCAAGTTACTCAACAATTGACTCACCTGATGAATTAATTGCAGAAAATCCTTTTGCAAATAAATTATATCCTCTTAACGAATTTGGTCCTGATGGTGGATATAATTTGGAAATAACATTTAACGGACCATTGGTTCCTGTAGACCCTAATCAAGGACCTTATTGGCCTTTAACCAATAGTCCCGTAGTCGAAGATTCTAATTTTTATCTTAATGTATCTATATTTTCACCTAATCAAGTAAACACATATAGACCTGAAGATGGATATGTTTTATTATACTCAGTTGATGATTATGAAAATATAAATAAAATTTTTCTTCCTTATTGGGAACCCCCAAGTTTTATACCATCAATATATTCACCATATGAGATTTTAATCTCAACAAATCCAACAGGAAGTGACGGACCTTTGTCACAGGATTCTTATATGGTTAGGTTAGCTGCGGAATCTTTAAGAGACGCTTTTCAAGCTAGAATATCCGCAGAAATATTTCAAAACACGGTTGGACAAGTTAATCTTCAGTCACTACAAGACCCATTTAATGCAAGTTTGTTAATTACAGGACAACAACCACTTGTTTATCAAAATTGGAGAATTACAGTTCCTGAAAACCCTGTACTTAGAGCGGTTGATTTGGCTACAAGATTGGCAAGTGCGTATTGGCCAGTATCACCAATACCAGGTGATTATTTTGATGAAAATCCACCTAATTCACAATCCGCACAAGTATCAAACGCTTTAAATGTTACTAATCAACTAACAGGTGGATTTTTAGGACCTGTACTTAATATAACTAGAAATCCATCAGAAATATTTTTAGCAAACACAGGAAACGCTCAAAGGTCGGCGTTGTTTAATAATATAGATTATAATAGATATCAACCCGCGTACAGACAAACTTTGGGTGGGTTATTAGGTATTGCTCAGGGATTAGTACAAGGTGTTGTTAACGCTTTAACACCGGGTGGTGAAGCGGAAAGTGGTTATTATGTTGGTAGTAGAAATGCGGAGCCGGGACAAATTACCTCACCCCCAAATCAAGTACCTGTTGATGCCTACGGAAGACAAGTTAATGCACCTGTATATGGCCCTTCTGAATTGGCCATTTTATTTGAGGGTAATGAGGATAATATAAATTTTGGGTTGAAGGCAAAATCCTTTGCCGATACAGATAATATTACAGGAAATTTTGTTTGGACTAGCCCTAAATTCAAGGGGGCTGCGGGATATCATCCAACTGTAGGTGGAGGAGTAGGTAGTAAAGACGAAGAATTTAATGTTATAAACGCAGATTATTCAAAGGCCGAATCTACAAACTTAGAGTTTAAAAAGAACTCAATATTAGATAATACTCAAAGATTAATACAATCGGCGGATAATTTACAAGGAATACAAAAATTAAAACATGTAGGTAACGCAATAAACCAGGTTAGTAAAGTTTTTAATGACGGGTACAAAGAGATGACTAAGGGCTCTCAAGTTTTATCGTATTCTGATAATACAACTGGAGGTGAAGTAGGTCGTGAATATTGTAGAGTTTTTGCAAAAGATACCCCTTACTTAACTTACGCGGATTTACAAAAGAGAGATGGTATTACAACAAGTGGTAGAAGATTCACTAATTCGGTATTAGATAGTACATATAATTTGAATATAGCACCATTACGAGGGTCTTCAGAAGAAAGAATAGGGTCTACAAATTTACAGAAAAATGCTCAGGGTACTATAGTTGCCAAAAAATATATGTTTTCTATAGAAAACTTAGCTTGGAGAACATCATCTAGACCTGGATTTACATATGATGAATTACCCGACTGTGAGAAAGGACCAAATGGAGGTAGGGTAATGTGGTTTCCTCCTTACGACATTAAATTTTCAGAAAGTAGTTCTGCGAACTTTAATGGACAAACATTTTTAGGTAGACCCGAACAAATCTATACATATAAAGATTCAAGTAGAACGGGGCAATTATCATGGAAGATTGTAGTAGATAACCCATCAATTCTAAATATAATTGTTGAAAAACAATTAAAAGGACAAAATAAAGAAAAAATAAATTCAATTATCGATTCATTCTTTGCGGGTTGTGTTAAGTATGACATATATGAACTGGCTAAAAAATTTAATACAATCCCTACCAAAGATTTATATACATATCAAGAGATTATTAACAACCCAAGATTAACACCTGAAGAATTACAAGGGGTAAAAAGAGAAATTCCTATTGATGTTCCGGTCACGACAAATGAGAATGTTTATATGGACCAACCAACTACAAAAGAAATAGAAGACCCGGCCGCCGCAACATTCAATACAAAATATTTAGGATTTGCATTTTACTTTGATAATGATATACCAGGACCTCAAAATAAAAGTGTTACCACCACTTCGGAAAATTATGAATCGACCTATAATACATATATTGGACAACAGTCAACATATCTACAGAAAGCTTCAGTAACTTTTAATTCCGACAACTTTAATTCCAAGACAGATGAATTTTTTAACGAGATTATAAAAAATAATTTTGAATTTATAAAAAATCAATTTATTCCTGATGCTAAAGCTCTATTAGAAAACGGTTCCGAAATTTCTATAGATTTAGTTGGGTCCGCGTCTGCCACAGCTTCTGTTGATTATAATAAGTCGTTGTCGGCTAGAAGGATTGATTGTATTAAAAATTTCTTTAACACCACTTCATTAAAACCGTTTATAGAGAATGGTAAATTTAAGTTTAATTCAACCAACGCTGCTGGTGAAGAAATATCAATACCTCAAAAATCTAATGAGGTTACAACTGGAACCACAACAGAATCAACCACTGACTCAGGGGTTCAAACTCAAGAATCTGTTAATTGTACTGCAGATGTTAGGGATAAAAATAATAATGTTACTGATAATTCTCAAATCTATTCTGTAAGTGCAATGGCTTGTAGAAGAGTTAGAATTTCAAATATCAATGCAATACCAGGTAAGATAACTGTAGAGGGAGAACCTGAAAAAGTTTTAAATTAAAAGAAGGGATTGGAAAACAAATTTTGAGAAAATTATTAACAGAGTGTGATTATTTCGAAGTGATAAAAGAAAGTAATCCATTTGTATATGGGACAATAAAAGAAAAAATAAAATATTTTAGTCCCGCGTTTCACTCTATGACACCTGAAGGTTTAAATTCTAGACTCACTTTTTTGAATCAATGTATGAGACCTGGTGAAACAATACCAACAATAGGACCTGACGGAACACCAATATATGATAATGCGAGAAACACTTCGTTTGGAGCTCCCCCCGTTTTAATTTTAAGAATAGGGGACTTTTTCCATACTAAAATAATTCCAACAGGATTACAAATAGGTTATGAACCTTTAGTATTTGATTTAAATCCCGAAGGAATTGGAGTACAACCAATGATTGCGACCATTAGCTTAAGTTTTAATATCATTGGTGGAATGGGATTGGCAAAACCTGTAGAACAACTACAAAATGCGTTATCGTTTAATTATTATGCAAATACTGAAATGTATGATGAAAGAGCGGTTCCTACAGAAGACACATCCGCGTTAGATAAAACTTTAGTTAATGATACGTTAACTGGTGAAGAATCCGCCACACCAAACCAAGTTCAAAATCAACAACCTAATGATGGTGGAACCACAATCGGAACCGTTATTACGACAATACCTGTTGTTAGTGGACAAACTGGTGAAATTGGGTATAAAGATATTATGGATAAATTATATGATGGTGCTAAAGGTTATTTTACAACAATAATAAATCAGTTAGAGAGTGTTGTTAAACAAAATAATTACGGTGTTTTGATGTTGGTGAATCATGCTAAAGAAATTAATGTCGAAGCCGCAGAACAATTATATGTTAAAAATGGTTCGGAAGAAAATAAAGTATATCTATATGGAAACCCATCTAAATATGAAGGATTAGTTACTGAAATTTTTGAAAAAAATATTCAAGCGGTGACCGACGACGACAATCCAATCATTAAAACATTTTTAATGGAATATACCTATTCAGGAATTATTGTTGATGTCCTAAAAGATAATTTAAAAAACTACTTAAAAAATAACCAAAACACATTCTCAACAAATTTATCTACAATAATACAAGAAATTACTGTTTTCGAACAAGATTTTTTCCAAACGGTAAGAAAAGTTAGTTTAGTTTCACAATCTTTAGATGGTAAGTTATTATCAGGTAATGTTCCTAGAGTTTATAACACATCTGGCACGTCAGAAATTTCCGCAGCTAGTGAGACAACACCCGAGGACACATTGGCGGAACTTAAGGATGATTTTGAACGTTTCATAACTAGAAGTGAGAATTTTAATACACTTTGTTCGGAAGAATATAATGTATTTACCGACCAATATGAGGATGGTAATTTCCTATCAACAGGGGTAGATACAAATTTAGAAGGAGAATATGATAAATATTTTTATATAATAATGTCAAGAACTCTGAATGATAATGCTAAAAGAGATGAATTCTTAAATGAATTATTAAAAACTTTAGATAGTGATAATCAACTGGTTAGAAGAGTTAGAAGAATAGTTGAAGACGCGGCCGATAGGTACAAAAAACAACAAAAAGATGACGAAAAATATATATCGGACTTCAAGAAAGACAAAGACTATAAATTATATGTCGATGGTTTGGATGAAATTATGTATGTAAAAGGTAAATTAAGAAAGTTTGTTTATGACACAACACCAAATTCTTCTGAGGCGGCTAATGGAGAACTGATAAAAGATTTATACTTAAACCCATTCAAATTCAAGTAAAATGCCAAGTAGACAATATTATAATAGATATAATAATTTTGTAGTTAATGGACAACAAACAGTTGTACCATATGTTAATCTACGAAGTAAATCAACAGATAAAAGATTTATTTACAAGGTTGGACAATCAAGATTAGATAAAATTTCACAACAATATTATGGAACACCATATTTTGGTTGGTTAATAATGATGGCTAATCCGATTTACGGGGGACAAGAATGGAATATAAATGACGGCTCAATATTGACAATTCCATTTCCTTTAGTAGCATCTTTACAAGATTATAATAACGCTCTGAACAACCACTTCTTCTATTATGGTAGGTAAATCCGAAAATATTTTAACAGAATTTGATTTTAATAATATTACAATCATAGACCCAAATAAAGTTGTTGATGAACAGGGTAATATTAAAGAAAGATATGTAAATCAAGAAGATTTGGTGATGTATGCCAACTTGGAAGCAAAAATGTTACCTAGAACAAAGTTGGCAGTTGGGGTTAATTTAAATGACGCGGTTCAAACGTTACCCATCGCGTCTATTAACTTTTTGAAACCTGGTAACAAACCTTATTTGGATAATACTTACACTGATGAAATCACAGGAAAAGATTCTTTAAAGGGCGAAGGTATTAACCAATCTAGTCAAACTAGAATACAAAATCCTAATAGAAGTGATGACTTTTATATTAGACAATCAACAATGTCAGGAGGTAAGCCAGGGACCACAGATACAGGTCTTTTAGGTATCGTTAGTATCAGTATGACATTTGATACTTCTTTTTTACCTGTAATTCGAGTAGAACTTGTCGACATAAAAGGTAGAGCGATGTTTGAAGCGGGAAATAATTCGCCATACGCTGCGTTTTTCAATTTACC